TGTCGATGAGGGCTTCCTTGATCTCCGGGATCTGGTGACCCACGGCCGCCGACAGCGGGTTGTTCAGGCGTTTCTTGTAGGCGCCTGAGTTCGCCGCGAACAGCTGTGGGACGATCCCGTCGAAGGCCTGCGCGTCGGCCGACGTGTCGCCGCCGGTGGGGTCCGCTGCGCCAGTGGTGTTCATGTGCGTCATGACCACCTCGGTCTGCGTGACGATGCCCTGCAGCTTCTGGTTGCCGGCACCGGTGGTCGTCGACACGTAGATCGCGTAGGCGACTGCACCGTTGACCGCGGTCCAGGTCAGGGTCACCTGCCCCGCACCGCCGCCACCGGTCACCGTCGCGGAGACCTCCGAGGAGGCCGCCGAGAATCCCACCGCCGTGTCGATGGTCGGCACCGCGGTGAAGTTGAACTTGTTGCCGGCGATCGGTCTGGCGACGCGGGAGGCTCTTGCCACGGCCTCCATCGTCAGGGCGAAGATCCGGATCCTGTAGGTCGCATCCGCGAGCGCCCCGCCCGACGTCGCCGCCACACCGGATCCCCCGGTGGGTGCGGCCAGCGCCGTGACGTTGCCCCCGATGATGACGAGCTCCTCCTCGCGCAGGGTCTGCAGGAGCAGAAGCGCCTGAGCGCGGGCCTTCGCGTCCTCGTAGTTCATCCCCGCGATCTTTCCTTCCCAGGTGACGTCTCCCATGCGGCCGTAGGACTTGTAATTCACCGCCACGTCGGCGAGCGTCAGGGTGAACCTGTTCGCCCTGGTGCCTTGCGCGGCGAAGAACCTGCCCGACGGTGTGACCGCGGTGATCTTCTTGTGGTTGGTGCCCTTGCCGGGTAACGTCACCCGGCTGATGCCCTGCCGGAAGGGAGCGAGCAGCGGCGTGAGCAGCTTGGCGGGCGCTTCGAGGTTGAACCCCGTCATGCCCGTCTCTACCGTCACCGTCTCGCCGGCCTTCGACAGTTCCTTGCAGGCGAGCGCCGCCTTGGCGAGCGTCTCCTGCGTGATCTGTTCGAGTCCGTTTACAAGTGTTGTCTCCTTTGCAACTCAGGTTGTGGTTGTCGTTGTCGTTACCTGGGCATCGCCTTCGACGCGAGGTCCAGCGCAATGTCCTGCAGGACCTGGCCGCTGACTTTGCCCTTCATCGCTCCGAGGACCTTCTGGATCGCGTCCGCGTCCATGGGTGTCTCGGCCGCCCCCGGCGTCCCGCCGAGGGTCTTCTCTGCCGGCTGGGCCGGCCTTCCGATCGCTGCCGGTGTGGCTGCGACCTCTGCGATGCGCTTGCCCAGCTCCTCGAGCTTCTTCTGGTGACTCTCGGTTGCCTGCTTCACGGCCGTGTCCACGGTCTTTGTGACCGTCTCCGACAGGCCGTCCTTCAGGGACGCGAGCTGCGCCTTGATGAGCTCGGTGGAACTTGCGAGCGCTTCGTGCACGGACTTCGCGAGGCTGGCCACGTCGGTGGCCTTCGCTGCGTCCGGTGATTCCTTCTGTTGGGTGGCCGCGGGAGCGGCTGCCGCGAGATCCGCCGGGGGATCGGCCGGTGTCGGCGGGTCGGTCGAGGCGGGTGCGTCCTTCGTCACCGCGGGCTTCACCGTCTTGTCTGCGGGGCTGGGCTCGGATGACGGCTCTGCCGCCATCGCCTCGGCGCGGATCTGCCGCGCGGTGTAGGCGGCGTAGTCCAGCTCGTTGAGCGCGTTGATGAGCTCGTGCATCTCGAAGCTGGTCCTGTCCGTCGGCAGCAGCGCGAAGCTGGAGAGGACCTCCTGGAGCTTCGCTTTCACCTCGGCGATGCCCGCGATCGCCACGGCCGCGGGTGCGGCCGCCTCGGCGGGGACGTCGTCTTTCGTGAGCTCGGCGAGCTTCATGAGCGCCGCCTCGATCGGCTTGATCTTCTCGAGCCGCGCAGCACCGGCGAACTTGCGCAGCTCCTCGGCACCGTCTGCCTTCACGTGGGAGAACTGCGCGCCGTACATGCACGGGTTGTCGACGAGAGACCCTTCCGCTGGGCGCCCCTCGTAGCGCAGGACCTTGAGCACGTCGTCCTGCCAGGTCTCGACGTAGTCGCCGCCGACCGAAAAGCCGGTGTAGTCGCCGGCGAGGCACTTCTTCCAGTCCTCGTCGTCGGTGACTTTGGCTGCCACCTCGACGCGCTTGAGCTCGTCGTTGAGGACGACCTGCTCGAAGTGTCCGGCCACGTGGGGCTGGTGCATCCGGCGCAGATTGCCCTTGGACTTTCCCTTCGTGATCTGATCGAAGGACTCGGACCACGCCTTGAAGTGGGGTTTCGAGCGCGCGTAATCCATGATCTCGCGGGTCTTGTCGACGACCTCCTCGGCCAGCACGCCGTAGACCATGCGCTGCTGCTCGTCGATCTTCGTGAGGGGGATGAACAGGTGGAGCTTGTTGTTGGTCTTTACCTTCCTACCTCCTGCGGGCCCGTTGCCCGCTTCGAATGAAGTCGTGTCATTTCCCGACGAACCGCGCGCCCCACGTGAAGCCGTCCGAGCCGCCGAAGGTGCCGCCGTAGGTCACGCGCAGCCGCAAGTACCGGCAGGCCAGGTGCTTGTAAATGGCTCTCCACGATCCCGGGACGCTCCCGGGCGACGCGCCGTTGACCACATTGCGCTTGTTGTTGCGCGCGGTGAACTCGCCCGATTTCAGTTCGTTGTCGTGGTACAGGTCGAACGCCGTCCAGAGAGTGTCGTCGGGCTGATGCTCCGGATCGTCGTCGGTTGTCTGAGCCCAGATCACTGTGCTGATACCCGAGCCGACAGCCGCTGGCATCCGCACGCATACCGCCCCCTGCCGAAAGCGCCCGACGTCGTACCAGTTCGTGGGGCCCGGAAACAGCGTTGGGTTCTTGAGCCCCATGCCCACCAGTTCGAAGGCGTCGTGGGTCGTCGGAGGAACGATGATCGGCATGGTTCACTTCCCCACCAGGACGACCGAGAAGCTGAAAGACGGCGTTGTCCCCGAGATGGCCCACACCGCCCGGATCATCTTCGCGGCCAGGTGCTTGTAGAGCGCCAGGAACTGGTGCGCTCCGGTCGCGGTGTGGAGCGTCGTGCCCGTGACGTTCCGGCGGTTGAGCGCGGCGTCGACTTCAGCGCCGGAGGTGGAGGTTTTCCCCTGCTGGTCGGATGGCAGGTCGTACCAAGTGAGCCCCTCGTCATCTGACCCCTGCAACCAGACGGCGAGGCCTTCGCCGCCACCGAATGTCCCGGAGCCTGCGGTGATGTTGAGGCAGACCTGCGCCATCGTGAGCGAGGGGATCGGGACTCTGGCGCCCTGACCGTCCGCCGTGTGGGCGAACGATCCCTCCAGCTCGATGCGCCTTCCGTCGGCCGATACGCCTACAGGTGTTGCCTCCTACTTCCCGGAGATCGCCGACGAGAAGGTGAAGTTCGGTGTGGTGCCACCAAGGGCCCACTGGAGCCTCACCTTCTCAAACGGCAGGTGCTTGTACACGGCCACGTGCTTGCTGACGCCCGTCGCTGCGGAGGTCCCGTTGATGTTCCTGCGATTCGTGTTCGCCGCCAGGTCCGCCGCGGCCGCGTTGCTCGTGAGCTGCTGGTCGTAGGGCACGTCAAACCACTGCTTGGCGAAGCGGTCGTAGCCCTGCAGCCAGAAGTCGGCCGTCGGTGATGTCCCGGAGACCGCCGTGATGTCGATGGTGACGACGGCCATCGAGTGGACGGGAATCGGGACCTCGCCCGCGGGCCCGCCACCTGTGACCGCTCCGGCCTGCTTTAACTCGTAGACGCGCGCTACACGTCAGGCTCCTTTCTCATAGGGGATGAAGGCCCTCACGCAGTTCGGATGCCCCAGCCGGTTCTGGCGCATCTGCGCGATTGTCCAGACCTGGCCGTTGGCGAGCCGGTCGTCCTGGACGATCCCTACGACCAGCTCGGGCTCTCCGGCCGTGTCGTCGTGGCCCTCGGGCAGACACCCGCCCCCGTCGAGGACCTCCACGTGTTCCTGTCCCGCTGCCTCGTAGACGTCCGCAGCACCCTCGTTGTACGCAAAGCCGGTCTCGGTGCGCGCGATGCGCTCCGCGCGGCCAGGGGTGATCGTCCCGTCGACGAGCGCCACGGCCAGCTTGTCGGTCGACCAGCCCTCAGCGATCGCGGTGGTCACCTTGGCGCGGATGTCCTCCATGAGCTTCTGGGGGATCTCAACAACGAGCTCGCCGGCGCGCTGCTTCGCGTAGGTCACGGCCTGTTCGGGGAGCGAGTCGAGACTGAAGTCAAAGCCGCCGATCGCGATCGTGTCGTCGGAGCCGGCCTTCACCGCGCGCTGCAGCGCCGCGGTCATGTCCTCGATGAGGTCGTCCATCGAGAGATCGACGTCGGCGAGCTTCTTGTGCATCCGCCCGGGCCACAGCCGCGCGAGCTTCCCGGTGATGGTCTCTTCGGGCAGCTCCTCGAGAGCGCCTGCGACGAGAGCGTCCCGGTGATCCCCGATCCAGCGTGCGACGAGGCTGCGCACGCTCTGCGCTGGTCCCTCGAGCGACGCGGGCGGCACCTCCTGGAAGTCGAGCTTGCCCAGGTCAAACAGGACGCGCACCTTCTCCGGCGCCGGGATGACGCCCAGGTCCGGCCGGTAGAGCCGGCGCAGGCCTACCTCGATGCGGGCGCGATCCCGGACAGCAAGTGCAGACGTCTGGAACTTGCGCATCGGGCGGCCGCGCGCGACCCGGGTCATGGCGAAGGAGCGCCACCGCGCGAGCTCGCGCTCGGGCGTGTCCCCGAATAGGGCGACGTCGGCGTCGGAATCCGTGTCGTCCTTCGCCTGCTTCGGTTCGGCCTTCGTGGGGGGCGTCTCGCCGGTGGGAGGTCCCGGCGCCGCGCCGATCGGTGTTTTCTCGATGACGACGTACTCGGCGCCCAAGGCGCCGCCCACCGACGGCAGGCCCAGGCTCGCGCGCAGCTCGTCGCGCGTCATGAAGGGGACCTCCAGGAAGGCGCGCTGGATGAGTCCCGGATCGATGCGGGCCTGATCCTGCTGCTCGGCGGCTTCCTTCTGCGCCAGGAGATCCTGCAGGAACACGGGCCCCGTGGGGGTCATGACGAAGGCGGGGACCTCCTCCTCGCCTTCGGGGCTCGCTTCGCCGATCTCCTTGCGGACCGACTCGACGGAGCGCACGCCGGCGTTGATGTAGGCGACGTTGCGCTGGTAGACCGTGGCCGGGTCCTCGGTCTCGTCCGCGCCGAAGTGCGCCTCGATGTCGGGGCTCTCCAGGGGGCCCGCGATGTAGTCGTTCATCGCGTCCTCGAGGAACTCCGCCAGGGGCCTGACGCCGCTCTCGATCGCGGAGACCTCCTGCATCTCGGCGGTGGCGCGGTTCATGATCTTCGCGATCGGCATGGGCGAGACGCCGAAGGCCCAAGAAATCACGCGCCCCAGCCACTCCTGAAACTCGTAGTCCCACTGGCGCGCCTTGGTGTCGTGGAACTCTCCGGAGGGGACGAACCGGAGCCGCCGGCGGGCGTCGTCGCGCCCCTCCAGCATCGTGTCGAAGTTCTCCTGGTACGTGTTGATCTGCTGCTGGGACCACTGCGCGGTGATGGAGAACAGCCCCTCGGGGATCGTCCCGGAGGTGAAGTAGGCCAGGTCGTAGAGCTGCGACCGCAGCGCGATGTTGACGGTGATGAGCACCCACTCGGTGGGCGAGCGGCCGTAGGGGCTGTCCGGCGAGAGATTCCTCGGCAGGTACCACAGCCGGCCCAGCTCGAAGTGCGTCTCGACGATCCCGTGGATGACCTGGTAGAAGGCGGTCGCCGGCGGAAGGGGCGGCGCGCCCAGTACGTCGACGAGCGGGACGATGGTCGCGCCGTCGAGCTGGCGCAGTCCGTAGGGGTTGCCCGCAGGGTCGGTGAAGCTCCCGCCGCGGTCGTGCAGCGGATAGAGCGTCAGGGCGTCGGTGACGAGGACCTCCTCGAGGACCTTCCCGAGCCACCGCCGGAACTTCAGCCGCGCCGATGGATCCGGGTTGTCGACCCAGGCCTTCGCGCGCTCGAGGCGCTTCTTCAGATCGGGCGTCTCGGCAACGCCTTCTCTGGCCGCCACCTCGACGGACATGCCGAGGACCTGGCCCTTGACGTCCTGGATGGCGATGCGGACCAGGTCGGAGCTGGCGAGCGCGCGCAGCTGCTGGAACGCGGTGAGGCGCTTGCCCCCCCAGTCGCGCGGACGGGTGCGCAGGTTCTGGGAGATGGGCGGCTCGAGGGTGCGCGGAGGCGCCCCCGGCGGGAGCGTGGCGCGCTGGGGATCCCCGGGCCCGAAGGCTCTCTCGCCCGGGCGGAGGCCCTCGACGCGCAGGGGCCGGCCGTCGGCGCCGACCAGCAGCGGGACGCGGTCGTCGATGCGCTCGACGTTGACGACGTTGGGCGGGAGACGGTCTACATGAGGTCGTCCCCCCGTGCGATATCGCTGGCGGTACTACGTGGACGTCGTGCTGTGTCTACCGCGCCCCCGCTACCATGCCGGGCCTGCTGATGCGATCGCGAAACGGGAACACGAGGCCCGGCCAGGGCTTGCTGATGTCCCGCACCATGTTGACGTTGATGGGCGCCACGAACGCGCGTTCATCTTCCGAGGCCGCGAGCAGCGCGAGCAGCTCGTCGTCGAAGACGCCGATGACCTCGAGGTGTTCGTCACAAATACCCACGATGAATAGCCCGCGCACTACGAGGACCTCCTGGGCGGGTCGATCACCTCAACGGCGATCAACCTGGTGGGCGGCTGCTGCTGGTACATCTCGCGCATCACTTTCGCGCGGCCCTCGTCGGCCGCCGCCTGCTTGAAGGGGAGCGGCTGACAGCGGAACCATACGGCGACCACGGTGCCGGTGGCGTCGACCTCGACGTCCAGGTGCTCGGAGCCGTGGATGGTGCCGTCACGGCCGTAGAGGCGCGGCGTGGGGTCTACTCGGACCTCCGTCGCGTGAGCTCATCGAGCATCCTGACGATCGCGCGCGCCTCGGGGGAGTCGGCATTGAACTTGCCTTCCTCCATCCGCGGGATCTCGCGCAGCATCATCAGGTCGCTGCGGGAGAAGCTGAATCTGATCGCCATGCGATAACTCGCCGAATCCCGGTAGACGTTGACCTCGGGACCAGGCCCCAGCTCGCTGGCGACGGGCGCACCCCTGAGCGAGACCAGCGAGACGTCGTTGGCCAGATCGTCGCAGGCAATCAGGCGCCTGCGGATGGGCTCGGGGGTGGGCGTTCGCTTCGTCTCGCTCACGCTCTTCCCTCCCTCACAGCCTGGGCCTTCTTCGCCACGTGCGCGAAGATCGCCGCGTCTTCCATCTGCATCGCCCGGTGGAGATACGTCAGCGCCTTCACCCCGTCGATGTGAGCGTCCGACGATCCGCGCCCTGTGGGCTTGGTGATCCGCATCAGATCGTGGCGGGCGATCTCGTAGCGGGTGTGGCGGGCCTGCTGCTGGATCTCCCGGAGGATCTCGTCCGCCGCAGGGTCGCCTCTCCAGAAGCGCACCCGGCCCGTGTTCACGCGGGCGAGCAGGTCATAGCAATCCTCGGAGACCGTGGCGTCTGTCGCCTTGTACGCCTGGACGCAGGGATAGGCGCGGTTGACGGCGCCGGCGACGGCTTCGCCGACTCCGCGCGCGTCGATGCAGCCGCCGGAGATCCCCCAATGCCGGCACAGGTCGATGAGCTCGGGGGCGACGGCCATGTGGTCCCGGCCCGTCCACCAATGGCCGTCGACCACCCGAACCTCGGGGTAGGGCTCCACCCCCGCAGATGGATCCCACTCCCCGATCCATGCGACGAGCGAGTCCCTGCCCGGTTCCTGCTCGCGCACGAGCTCGTCGGGAAGATCGACTTCCGACTCCCCGCCGATGTCGAGGATGAGGACGTACAGCATCCCGTCGCGCGGGGCGCTTAGCCTGGGATGCTCGCCGGCAAACAGCGCCCGGCGCTGCGTGTCGCTGAGATAGGCCCCCAGCGCCTCGACGTCGAGGAGCCGGTACTGGGTCATGATCCAAGGGTGCTCGGCGCCGAGCTTCGCGACGCGGCCGGCGTAATGGGCGGCGTAGGCCGCAGATAACTCACACCACACGTCCGCGGGGAACTCGAGGAGCCGGTCAGTACCGCGGTTGCGGTCGACGTACTCGAAGAGCAGGTCCTGCTTGTCGGCGCCGACACCCCACAGGACGATGGGAGCGTTGGTGGACGCCGTGAACGGCGCGAGGTCCTCTTCGAACTTGCCGGCGTCGATCTTGTGGGCCTCGTCGAGGCTCAGCCCCAGGGTGGCGGAGGCTCCCACCACGCGCGCGGTGCGATGGGCGGAGAGAAACTGCACCTCCGCGTGGCCAACCTGGACCCTCCCCCCTTCTTTCTTCTTCCA